GTATGGCGACAACGAGAACCTTTCCGAACTGTCCGACAAGTTGTATTCCTCGTGCATGATACGTCGCGAAAAGTCGAAGGTGCTTACCCAGCTCCCGGACAAACAGCGTACCGACCTCCATGTGGAAATATCCAACCGTGAAGAGTATGACGCCGCTGCCACTGACCTCGCTGCTTATCTGCGTGAATACATCGGTTGCACTGACCGTGAGATTCGTCGCAAGATGCGTATGAAAGCGCTCGTGGAGTTTATGACGCTTCGCTCACTGGCCTCTAAGGGGAAAGTGAAACAGGCTACGGACTTCATACGCAACTTCCTGGCGAATGGTAAACCGTTGATTGTGTTCTGCTCTCTGAAGGAGATTGTCAAGGAGTTGCAGAAACAGTTCCCGGATGCCGTCCGTGTGACAGGCGATGACAGCATGCAAGAGAAACAGGCCTCTGTTGATGCATTTCAGTCCGGACAGGCACAATTGATCATCTGCTCCATCAAAGCTGCCGGTGTGGGACTGACACTCACCGCATCATCCAACGTGGCTTTTGTGGAGTTCCCTTGGACCTATGCCGACTGCTGTCAGTGCGAGGATCGTGCTCACCGCATTGGGCAAAAGGATAATGTGAATTGCTATTATCTTATCGGTCGTAACACCATAGACCCGGTGTTATACCGCATCATCCATAAGAAGCGAAGCATCGCCAATCAGATTATGGCTTCTGAGGATGATATTCCTACCGATGAGATGTATTTTGATGAACTTGTAAACAACTTCCTCAACGATGATGGTATATGAAGTCAATTGCAAACTCAGATTACTCTCTGCTGATAGAAAAGTTACCTATTCTGCTCCAACGAGCAAAAGGAAATATCCAGCAGGACGATCTAAAAGCTATCAACGCCCATCGGCGTCTGACGCTATTATTAAAACGGCTAATAAAGCAACAACTAAAAAATAAAGAAAATGACAAAGAAAGAAATTGCAGCTGCTCTATGTGAGCGTATTCCGGAACTCCAGAAAGCTGTTGCCCTCCGCACGGTTGAGGGCGTGACTGAGATTATCGCCGGCGCTTTGGCGAATGGCGAGAGTGTACACTTCCGTGGCTTCGGTGCCTTGGAACCAAAGATGGTAAAGGAGAAGAAGGCTCGTAACATCAACACAGGCGATGTGATTACCGTCCCTGCTACTCGTACAGTGAGATTCCGTATTTACACACAACTTAAAAATCGTATCAACAATGGAACAGTGGATTGAAGTGAAAGTACGTTCTGAGAAAATGACGGAAACAGGAAAAACAGTGAAAGTAACAGAACCTTATCTCGTGGATGCACTCTCTTGCACCGAGGCCGAGGCTCGTGTTATCGAAGAGGTGTCACCGTTAATCAGCGGTGAGTTCAACGTTCTCAACGTCGGCAAGACAAAAATCTCCGAGATCTTCTGGAATGAGAGTGCCGATAAGTTCTACAAGGTAAAAGTAAACTTCCTCACCATTGATGAGAAGAGCGGCGCCGATAAGCGTTCAGCGTCTTACATCCTGGTGCAGGCATCTACCTTCGACGACGCGGTTGCTGCGTTCCATAAAGGAATGAAAGGTACCATGGCCGACTATGAGATTGAGTCGATTGCCGAGACTAAGATTATTGATGTGTACAAATACAAAGCAGGAGATTCAAATGACAATTGACGAATATAAGGCAATGCTCGCTGCACCTGTCAAGAAGAGCAAGTATGGTGCGGTAAAGTCCGGCGGTTACGACTCAAAGAAGGAACACAGTCGCGCCATTGCACTGAAGCAGATGCAGCGGGCCGGTCTTATATCCAATCTTCGTGAACAAGTGAAGTATGTGCTCATTCCTACCCAACGAGATGACCAAGGGAATCTCCTGGAGAAGGAATGCTCCTATCGAGCTGATTTCGTCTATGACAAGGACGGCAAAACAATTATCGAAGATACCAAAGGAATGCGAACTCCGGAATATATCATCAAACGAAAGTTGATGCTACACGTACACGGAATTATTATCAATGAGATTTAAACAATACCAATTACACATCATGGCACGAATTGCTAAGTCGGGGCTTGAATATTTCCCCTTCGACATAGATTCCTTTCAAGATATTCGCATACGCAAACTAATCAAGCGTCAAAGTGGCAAGGCTGTCACGGTATATGCTCTCCTGCTCTGTATGATCTACAAAGATGGGTACTACATGCAGTGGGATGAAGAGTTGCCTTTCATCTGCTCGGAACTTTCGGGCTTTGACGAGGCGTATATATCGGAAGTCATTAATACCTGCTTGGCGTTGGGGTTGTTTCACAAAGAATTGTTCGAGACAGAACACGTGCTAACCTCTAAAGGCATACAGACTCGCTACTGTAACATTCAACGCATGAACAAGCGCATGAGCCGTATTGATCGATACTCTCTGATAACAACCGAACGAAAAACTTCTGCTCCTGAACAAAAGGAGCCTCAACCTCAAGCTCAACCCATAGTAACGCCTAAACCGGAGTTGCCTCGTGTTGAGGTTGCGGCAAGCAACAACAACCAAAAGTGGCTCGAAGAGTTCTTTGGTGACGGGAAAAAAGAAAACCTCATGTTGCTATGTAAGAACTTTGGCTTGGGACCGGATGACATTCAACAGCTACACACGTTGGCTGATGCTGTTATCTCTGAATGGGAGCTGTCTAACACTCTGCACCAGTCATATAGTGATTGGTCGCGGCATCTTATCTCTACCATGAGAATCAAGAATCGCGATGCAAAGATCTCGGTTACATCAAAAAATAATTCTAACAACCAACAACCAACATCCTCCGATTACACCTTCAATGGTGGCTTTGGTGGAATGGATGTCTAATACTTATCAATCATGAACTATCCGCAGTGTTTATTAAACGAACTTGCAAAGTATGGTCAGAAGCCTTCGGGTAACATCGAATGGGATAAAGCCATGCTTGATACCATTAAAATCAGACGTTCTGACGAGGCGCTGTATGGCGTCATGGATATTGCCAGGTACATACAGAAGGCTGACCAGGATATGCGTAATGCTCAAAAAGCATATCCGGACCTTACGGATCCGGCCGTGTACGAACTACACGCGCGCCTGTTTCTTTACATTGCCAACAATATCGTCCTGGAGTCTCAACATAGAGAATTTATCATCGACGATAACAACAGGAAGGTGGTGCAATTCTTGTTGTACTACTTCAATAACTGTCGACTTGCGGAAACGGTTTTCCCGGATCGTGGTTACAAGCTGCACAAGAACATTTTGCTGAAGGGCAAACTGGGCGTGGGCAAAACGATGTTGATGCAGTGTTTCTCTGAATACTTGCGCCGCATTAATTCGCCTCGATTCTTCCACAACCTGTCTGTGGTGCAGATGGTCAACTACTACACCATCCACAACAACCTGGACCGGTATACTTTCTATGAGGAGGAGAGTAGGGGGTTCATGCCGAAACCGGAGAATGTGTGCCTCAACGATGTGGGCATCAATGATGACAAGGTTTTCTTCGGCATGAAGACGTCAGTGCTTACTGATGAGTTCTTACTCGCGCGCAATGATATTTGGGCAGGATGGGGCAAGTTCGCACACATTACGACCAATCTTGATGAGGCGGCGCTGATAGCTCGCTTCACTAAAGGTGATTCTTATGGCCGTCTTGTGGATCGTTTCAAAACATATAACGTAATTGAGTTAACCGGTAATAGTCGTAGATAATTATGGAAACAAGAAAAATCTCCTCTAAAATGAGGAATACTGCCAACGATGTTCACAATAAGGCATATTGGCGAATGAATAATATTACAGCGAAGGATGTTGTCAAGCTTGACGTGATGAAAAAGGTACAGACCGTCCTTGGACTTCTCCGAGAGATTGATGGCATCTCAATGAATATAGTTATAACCATTAAAAAAGATTAGTTATGAAAGAGTTAGAGATTAAGCAGATGTTAGCGGATAAGAATATTCCGGACTGCTACAAATGGGGAGGTAAACTTGACAGCCGGTTCCTTGATGGCGTTGAGTATGCGGAGAGGGCGTTCAAGAAGAACGGATTGGATATGTGGGCCTCAATGGATGAGGACGATGACGAGCGTATCTATATCACGCAGGAGAAACCGAAACTTTACGAAGGTGTATGGAATGGTAACGTCTTGTTTACAATAGATAGCAGCGTGCTTCCATCACTCAATTTTGAAAACAGTCCACTTAGAGTTAAAATAATTTTGGAGGATTAAATTATGAAAATAGAAACATTTGAAAAGGCTATTGAGATAAGGAATAAGATTTTTGCAATGAAAAAGGCGAAAGCAGAAATCGAAAGTGCCCAAAATTGCAGGCTCACATTTGTTGGTGGAAGTTGCAAGGATAAATTGGAACCTCTATCGTCACATTCGCTTAGAGCTATAGACGATATACTTTACTACCACAAGGATCAGATTTGCAATGAGATAGATGAAGAAATTGAAAAATTATACAAAGATATTGAAGAGTTATGAAAGAAATTGAAGACGTTATATTGGCTGCGAAAGAACTAATTGAAATGTTTCCTCTAAGCATAAGGAGAAGAGCGGAGATGGTCGCTAAAATATGCGCTGAAGAAAACAAATCAACCGACTTTTCTATAGGTGTTGCATGGGCGGACTATCATCCAAATTGGATTAGTGTGAAGGACGCGCTTCCGCCATACGATGAGATGGTATTACTCTATTGCGATTCTTGGGATATTCCGCACGTTTGTGGAAGAGCAGAAGGGTGCGATTCTGATGTGTATTACAATGACGAAGGACGTATGCTTGAAGATAAGCCGAGCTATTGGATGCCGTTGCCGAAAACTCCAAAGATAGGAGAGAAAGAAGAGGAGGAAGAAGAATGAAAAAATATAAAGTATTATTTGCGGATCTCGATGGCACTCTTATTAAAACAAAGAGTGGTAAAACCTTCCCGGAAGATCTTTGGGATATGAAGCTGAAGTATGATGTGCTTGACGCCATCAGAAAATTGCGACCTGACTATGTAATCGTCGTGACAAATCAGGGAGGTATTGAAAAAGGATTTATTACAAAGTCAGACTTCATGGAAAAACTAAGGTTTGTTACGGAAGCTATCAAAAGTTATTCAAAAGTATTATGTGCTGGTACGTTTTGTGAAAGTAATGACCCAAATTGTGACCGACGTAAGCCAAACACAGGCATGTTAGAACAATGGAAGTCAATTAATGCGGCATTCTCAAAATCCAATATGCTGATGATTGGTGATGCATCAGGAAAAGAAGGACAGTTTTCCGACAGCGATAAAAAGACCGCAGAAAACTTTGGCATTGATTACATGGATGTTGATGACTTTGTAAAAGCATTAGCATCCACAACTTAAAGTGTTCCCACAAACCAATAGCACTATTTTTGTCAATGATGAAAAGTATTATAGCCAATTCACGCAAACACGATATAACATTCCGCTCCGATGGACGGATTGATATATCAGCACACATCGCCCGGAAATTATCACTCGCTCCGGGCGATGTGATAGATATTGCTGAAGATGGAGGCGAGTTGTATCTCTACGCCAAACTCCGTGCCGGCAACTATGTAGGGCGACACGTCGGAAGCGTATGGGCTACCTCCAAAGGTGGCCGATGTGGAACCTTCCGAACATGTTCCAAACATATCACAGATGCAGTCCTTGCTGTTGCTCAACGCACCAATGAGCTGCGATGTCCTTGTGGCTCGGAGATGGTATCTAACAACACTAAGTATATAACAATCATATATCGTTACTCTCTATGATTAAAGATATTAAATATACCGGCTATTCCGCAGTTCCATCAGACTATGAATGTCAAGATGGGGACCTCGCGCAATCAGTAAACTTAATCAATGAAAATGGGAGTCTCAGTTCAATTCTTCCACCAAGAGTTAGGTTTACTCTTGAAGGAGATTATCGAGTGGTATTTATACACAAGCCGAAAGCTAATACTGTGCACTATATAGTCCACTCACAAACAAAGTCTAAGTTAGGATGGATAAATGAAGATAGCTCTACGGTTAACGAGTTTAGTGGAACTTTTACAGGATTCAAACATGCTAATGCTGTAGGCAACACACTCATGCTATTCTGCACTAATGCAACATACTATTTCCTTTGGAAAGATAACAGCTCTTACCTTTCACTGGGCGATCATGTTCCAAATCTCGAACTTTCGTTTGGTCTGGTCGGTCATCCTCGCTTGTTTAGTATGGTTGACGATGACAAGAGCACGTTCACCATTACGTTTGACAGCATCAAAGATGAGGATATACACTCAACGTTTACGGAAGCTAATAAGACCTCTATAACAAGCCAGGTAATGGCAAAACTTAATCGCTTTATCGCGAATGAGACTATAAACAAAGGTCGCTTCTGCTTCCCGTTCTTCGTGCGCTATGCCTTACGTATGTATGATGGAACATTGATAGGACATTCAGCACCTATACTTATGAACCCTCAGACAAAAGCGGCACCGGTGGTGATGTGGAATCGCCTTAAAGGAAAGAAAGACAAATACACATCTGCCGAGCTTGATATGATGATGGTAGCCTCAACACTAGATTACGAGGTAGTAACAAGTAGTGATGCTTATCTACTTGAAAAGTGGTCAGACATTATCAAAAGTGTAGATGTATATATCTCTAAGCCTATCTACACATATGATCAAGAGGGAGAGATAACATCCTTCTATGATAGTGACAACTTCGATACTAAATTTATTGGTCGTCTGTATAGTGATAAAACATTATCCAAGGATTCTGAGCCACAAGAGGATTGCATCCTTGGCCCGGTGTCTGATGGAGACTTTCTGAAGTATTATGCCGAATGGGACTACTCACATATCTACGCGATGTATTTCAACCAATCTCGTGAATATCCTTCTGAAACAATTCATTTGCCGGAATTTACAGACGATAAGAACTCAGAATCACTTCGTTCATGTTCAACGTTCTACAAACTGTGTTCTCTTGATATTAACGATGTATATAACAACTATAGAAGCAATACTCGTACAAACATTGTAGTGGACGATGAGTATCTGCAATCTCTTGTGGCTCGTGAGGTTATGACGGATGACTACTTGACGCACGACGAAATACACGCAGACTATTCATTTGCATACAATAACCGTATGAATCTAGCTGGAGTACGTCGCAAACTGTTCAAAGGATTCTCGTTGCAGGGTATGTTCGCTTACGTAGACAACATCATGCTCTTTAATTTTGATTCGAGCAATAATAATCAGTTGAACATCAAAGCGACGAACCTGGTAGATACGATGGAACCTATCACCGTTTACATTAAAGAGAATGGTGCAAACTATGTCGTGCAAAACTCATTGTATTTATATGATAGATTCGTATCTCCTATGGCATACGGCACATTTGAAAGTAAAAAATATACTGATGGCAAAGAGACATATTCTTATACCGGCAGATATAAATACCATTCCTGTTGTTATTTCTTCTATCCAAATGTAAATGCTTACAAGATATGCATTACAAATGGTACTGAGAAGATGTACATTGATTTGACTGCGCACGACTATCTCAACGGTGCGTATGCGCTACTTGACTATGGCACGACGCGCGAAGATAACTCTTCGTCGTTTACGCCTCCGGAGATAGAGGAAGATGATCCATCATCATTAGATGCTGATAACGGCACAGTCAGTGTTCCGTCGAAGCTATATACTTCCGAGGTAAATAACCCATTCTTCTATCCGGTGACAGGAATTAATACAATCGGCACAGGCACACTGCTTGGCATTTGTTCCGCGGCTAGAGCGCTTTCTCAAGGTCAGTTCGGCCAATTCCCTCTCTACGCATTCTCAGATGAGGGCGTGTGGGCGCTCGAGGTAAGTTCTACAGGTGGGTACACTGCCAAACAGCCTATTACACGTGATGTCGTCCTTGGTAGCGACTCAATCACGCAAATTGATTCATCGGTATTGTTCGCCACAGACCGTGGAATTATGTTGGTCTCCGGCTCTCAGTCGCAATGTATCTCTGATTCTATTGATAATATCACGGAGCAAACCATCAAATATTTGAAAGGCTGTAACCAACTGCTCTCTTATGCAGGTGTGAGCGAACAAGAGACAACCATTGTTCCGTTCAAGACCTTTATCGCTGATTGTAGAATGACGTATGACTACGTGAATCAACGTATCATAGTCTTTAACGCTGCTTATCCGTATGCTTATGTGTTCTCTCTG